ACCAGGGCATCGAGTATGATGATATCTGTCTTGACGAAGCCACGCAGCACGAAGAGGAAGTTTTCAAGATTTTAAAGACCTCTCTCCGGTCGGATCCGGCAGTGATAGCGAGAAATCCCGGGTTCACGCCTATGTTCCTTTTAACTGGAAACCCGGGTGGGATCGGCCATGGGTGGGTGAAGCGGTTATACATTGATCGGGATTTTGATCCCAAAGAGCAGCCGAATGATTACGCATTTATCCAAGCCAAAGTTTACGATAACCCCAGGTTTATAAAAGCGAATCCATGGTATCTGAAGAATCTCGAGGATCTTCCAGATGATTTAAGACGCGCCTATTTGGATGGCGATTGGGATATCTTTATAGGACAGTTTTTCAAAGATTTCAGGAAGGACATCCATGGGATTGACCCGATACCCATTGAAAACGAATGGGGTAAAATATTTGGTTTGGATTGGGGCTATTCTCCACATCCTTTTCATATTGGTTGGTATGCCATGGACTTCAACGGCAATGTTTTCAAATACCGGGAGATGTCGGGTATCGAGACACCACCGGAGGAAGTGGGTAAATTAATCGGTAAAATGTCAAGAGAAGATAAGGGTTTAAGATTCGGTGTAGGTGATCCGCAAATGTGGGAAATGAACCCTTTTTCTCTTAAAAAAGAAGAAATAATTTCTGATAAATCCATAGCAATGTCCATCAATAACGTATTGGCAAAATACAATCTTGCGATGTTCCAGGCTAACAAGGCTAGGGTAACGGGCTGGACCCATCTTAAAAGTATGATGAAGTGGGAAGCTGATTATAATCAGGATGGTAAGAGGGAGTTTACCCGACAGCCGAAGTTTTTCATTTTTAATACCTGTCCGATTACTTTGGATGCTTATCCGCATCAGATTTATTCAAATTTGCGACCAGAGGATATGCTGAAACAGGACGGAGACGATCCTTGTGACACCGATCGGTACGCCTTGATGTACATCCAAGAAGGGCAGATGCCCAAACCCAAAGAAACACTTTATGAGAAGAAGCTGAGAGAAGTCACGTCAAGACCGGTAAGCGAATATGTCTAAAGAGAAGGTAATTCCATATAGGGGGGTTCGCCAGGATTCCGAGTTATACGATAAGATCATCTCTTATTGGAACCGGAGCAAGGATTATATCAAAGAACGTGAGATATTCGATAAAGCTGAACTTTATAATAATCTGTATGAAAACGAACCCTGGGGAAACATACCGGGGATGAATAGGCCGGAGCATCTGACGAAAATGAAAGTGCCCATTGCAAATGACGTGATCGAAACCGGACTCAGCGTGGCCACGGCGCGGGTACCCATGCCAGAAGTGGATCCGGAGATTGAATATGAGACATACATGAATCTACCGACACCGAAGGATATGGACAGAGAAAAATTTGAGGCCGAGATCAAGGAACGTGCCAATAAATTTGCCCATGGGCTTCAGGCTGAGATGGTCAAGAATTGGCGACAAGATAATCTGCAGGACGTGATAAGAAGTGTTTACCGGACCAAGGGGATAATGGGAACGGATTTTGTGAATATCGAATTCGATGGCGAAAAGATAAATACTGAGATTTGCGGGATTTATCATATCTTCCCGACGCCCGGGATCCACAGTATCAAAGAGCACACAGAGGATCCGTTTATCTATGCCAAGATCATGACTGCGAATAAGGCCAAAGAAAAGTATGGTCTAGGAGAAATAGATAAAGGTGCTTTAAATTCTCAGAAAGAACTCGGGAAAAATCTCCATGAGACTCAAGGCACAGGTGGGATAATCAAGGGTCCGATCAATTTCGGAAACAAGCCAAGAAAAAGAATGTCAGGAGAGAAGTCCGCTGCCGATGATTCGTGCCTTATCCTTCACTGCTATATGCCGGCGAATGAACTGGAAACCGAGGATTATGAGGATGAAGAGATTGTACGTGATGCGGATGGAAATATCGTCGTAGACACAGAGAATGGTGTTGTTGAAAAAAATCCTGTGACGCGGACACGATTGAGATTCCCTTCTGGCTATAAGTGTGTCGTCATCATTTACGGTCATCAGGAGTGGATTGTCGATGAATACGATTGTCCTTATGCTCCCCATGGAAAGCCACAGCCACCTTTTGTGAGGATCGCCGGGTATCTTCCGTACAATGATTTTTGGGGAGTATCGGAGATCAAACAGATTGAGAATATTATCGCTCAAATCTGTCTGGTCGTATCTAATATGAGTGACATGATACGAAAAACAGGGAATGCACCGCTTGTCAAGACTAAAAGTACTGTAAGAATAGACGCCAAAAACGATGTAGACGCACATCCTCTTTATGCTATGCCCGGAGATATTTGGGAAGAAGCGATTCCAAATTCGATGCGCTGGCTGACGCCACCGAGAGGGAGTTTTGACGCAAAATGGTTTTTGGAATGGATGATGATGGTCGTCGACCGGGTGACTCATTTAAGCGATGCCATGAGAGGATTTAATCAATATGCTCAGGACTCAGGGAAAAAGATTCGTGAATTGAGAGCCGCGGCATTGGGGACGTTCGGACCGAAGCTGGATGAAGTCGTAGAGTTTTGCACAGAAGTATACCGGATGTGGGCCTGGATTTATATCAATATGTTTCCTGAAGATAAGATAATTTTGCAGAAAGAGGAAGATGAACAGGGCGAGATGACGTATAATCAATTCATTCCGTCTGTGGGTAGGATGTTTAAATTTTACATTGACGTTTCGGCAAGGTCTTTGATTCCCGATGATCCAGAAGAGAGGTTCCAGGAATTAATGACTCTATATACACTTGGGCAGAAGAGGACCGGGATGCCGTTGATACCCGAAGAAGTCCTCATTGACGCAGCGCCGAATGTCGAGGAAAAACACCGTATAAAAAAATGGCTTGCGATGCAGCAGAAAGAGATAGCCACAGACGCACAAAAACAAGAACTTTTGAAAGTTTTCGAATCACTGGCCGAACAGGTGGATAGAGCCGAGACCGGGAGTAAGGAGGAGGAGCGATTATTCGAACAGATGATCCAGATCATAATGCAGATGCCCGAGATATTGATCACTCCGCATTTTCGAGCATTATCAGATAGATTGCGTGAAGGTATTAGAGATTACATAGACAGTGGAAAAATGGAGGTTGGAGCCCAACAAAGTGAGGCAATCAATGAATAATGGTCCAGAGATGATAATAATGGGCGAACGCACTTTTTACACCTATGCAATATTACTTAATTATCAAGATGGTAATATGAAAATGTATTATCTATGGAAAATAAGATGGTTGATAATTCGTCTTGTCAAGGAATTCGGAGTAGCGGGATATTTAAGAGGGTGGATTTAAATGGACAATATCATAAGAAGCATTGAAAAAGGAAAAATGGAAATTGAATGTTCTGGTGGGGAACCTAATTGTTTTGTTTTGAATGAGAAAACATTTGAACTTCTAAAAATAGAGTTATATAGCCTGTCGCAATATCCGACAGATGATTTAATGAAATCATATCAAAAGCTGGCCAAGATATGGGTACATGGTTTAGAATGTAAGGTTAGCAACTTACTTGAAGATGACCAAATAATAATTATGAATAGTACGGACTTAGAGCAAAGCAGAAAAAATTTCATGGAGGCAACCAATGTTCAGGAATGAGTGTCTGTTTTTAGAAGGAACCCTGGGGGATCCGGAGAAGAGGATGGTCTTATCGGAGAAAGCCACGATCATTCTGGAGACAGAAACCAGCCGTGAGTTTTATGATATGTATTACTCCGGTGGGTTGATCGTTTTTGAATTTAAGGGCGCTCAAAGCAGACCACCGAAGGGCATAAAAGACGGAACCGTGACCGCAGAATCCAAACCCAAAGATGAACCGGGGGTTGAGGAAGGAATGAATTCAATGGCAGGTACTTCTGAGGCGAAACCGAAGAAGAAGACTACAACGAAGCGGAAACCCGGGCCGAAACCGAAGAAATGAACTTCGACCGAGCAAAAGAAATCTACGACTTGATCGTAGAGTACATGAAAAAGAAATCCACCGATTCCCTTATGATTTTAATTGATTTTAGCCAAGGTGGAATAACTCGGGTGAGGAAATTAGACAAATTTAAAGATTTGTGAGAGCATAATGAAAGCAAAAGAAATACAATCAACATTTCACGAATTCCTAAACTGGCTAAAAGAGATTTTGCCAGATGGAAAAAAACTGGATGATTTTTTTGAGTTCAAAAATCAGTCTCTCGTTGGAGTCCCGAGATTAAGCATTCATTTGAAAGTAGGGGCAGGGAAATATTCAATTATGGTTGAGCCCCCGAGCTACGCCTACACAAAAGGAAGCATGGGTTGTGTAGTGATTGAATCAAATGAAAAGCAGTATGATCTGACGCATGGGATATATTCATACAAAACCTGGAGACAGATTTTGAGGCAGATTATGAAGAATGAACTTCTGGTAAAGGAAGCTTGATGGAAGAATGCGATCATATTATCGGACTGGATGAAGGATTTGGCGATCCACACGATGTTGAATATGAAAAACCCGAACTCGTAAAACAATCGGAATCGCATCGAACGATTGATGTTAAATTCAAACATTGCCCGATGTGTGGGGTTGAATTAAATGAATAATAATAAAAAACGTCTTGAAATTCTTTGTAATAGAGCCATTGATATAGCTCGATTAATAAATCAAAGAGTGGAAAATAATGATAATTATGGGGAGTCTATAATCATGAAGCGAGGAACAAGGAGGCAACAGAATAAATAATAAACCCTAATCATTTAACGGCAGCTTAGATTTAACCCCACAAGGGGAGCTACTTCTAAAGCCACTGATTGCCTACGGGCAAGAGGTGGCTTTTTTATTTACCAAACAGCGCTGAAAAGCCAACTGGAGGTAAGCCATGAAAACCGAAGAAGAAACAACGAAAAATGAATCAACTGAGAACGTCGGCAACGAAAATTCGACAGAATTTAAGTCCGACGAACAACCAATTCCTCCGGCTCCACCGGAGATGATTAGGCCGGATCTGAGCATTAAGCACAATGAAATGCACGGCGGGATTGATCTCTCGCAGGATACGGTGGATGTTCTGGAAAAAGAGGGTATCGAGTTGGACGGCACTCATACTCTGCAAAGTACTTCTAAGAAGTCACCCGATGAAAAGGAAAAAGAGGGTAAAGACGAAAAGGAGACTAAAGAAGCAGATGAGACCCAGGATGGGCAACAGAAAGAATCTGCTGAAGCAGAGGAGAACAAAGAAGAGAAGGAGACCGAAGGCGAGAAAGATAAGGAGGGCGACACTGAGGAAAAACCTGAGAAAGAGGAAGAGACCAAAGAGCCTGATTTCATCGGTAAGGTAACGGAGAAGATTTCCGCTTTTGATCTTACAGAAGAAGAGCAGGAGCAGTTCCTCTCCGACCTTGGGAATTGGGGTAAGTATACCAAGTCCAATACCGAACGAGCCATGAAACTCTCCGAGCGAGAGAAGTCTGTGGGTGATCTGGAACTGGCAAATAATTTTGCTCAATTTCTCGGCACTGAAAAGGTAAAGAAGATTCTTGATTTACTCGAAAAGATGACTCCTGAAGACCGGGATGATTTGCGGAGCGCAACTAATGATTGGTTTAAAGAACCCGGGGAAAACCCTGTCGGCATGTTGTTCGACCTGATGCTTCAAGCAGCGCCGGAAGCTACAAAGCTTACCAAGGCGCAGATGGAGCAGGCCGAAAGGGATGCCGAGTTGAAGTTCCGGAAAGAAGTTCTCGACATCCAGGAGATTGACCCAGCCTATAAGGATGAAAATACGCTGGGTGAATTGGCAGATATCGCCGATGAGAATAAGGTCAACCTGGCCGTCGCCCATAAGATCAGGATCGCCGATAATCTCCAATCTTCTCTGAATGAATCCAACAAAAAGATCAAGGCTCTTGAAAAAGAGGTTCTTGATCTAAAGAAGCAAAACGAGGAAATGAAGAAGAATCTCCCGTCACATCGGGTACCGAAAAAAGAGGAAAAGAAAGAAGAAGAAACCAAAGAGTTCGAGCCAGAGTCGATTCGGTCCAAGATGGAATATACCGAGACAATGGATGACGTGGAGATAAATTTACGAAAGAAATTTAATGTATAGAATCATAAGGAGATTAAAACATGGCAAGATCATTTAGCGCAGAGGTTGTAAACAATTTAAACGTTGCAACCCGCGATTTCGTTCAAAAAGCCGTTTCACTGCTGAATATTGATAATGTTGTTCAGGCACGGCTTATGAAAAAGTCCAAGCCGGTCAACGGTGGAAAGCAAATCGGTTACGCGCTTCGAGTGGCAAAAGAGAATGTGGAAACCCACGGCAAATATGACCGATACAACCTGGAAGTGAAGGATATTCTGGACGAGGCCAAATACGATTGGAAGTTCGTCAACGGGTCTATGGTATTGGCGAAGGCCGATGTCGAGGTGATCAATACGGGCGCAGCGCAGATTATTGATATTGCGCGGACCAAGGTTGAGAACATGAAGGATACCATGTCCGATAAATTCGCCCAACTCCTATACACTTCGGTTGCCGATCTTTCCTCGGATGATCCGGATTCCTTGATTAAAATCTGTGCCACGGAGAACAATACCGTAGGCGGGATCGATGCATCGGTTTGTGTGGGTGGAAACGGTACGGTTACGGAAGAATATCGGTGGAACCCCTATATTTTGGATCTTAGCGCACAATCTTTGACCTATGCCAACCTGGTCAATCCATCGCATACGTATTACATCGAGAAAATCCTCCGAAAGATCATTTCTCAACTGACGCTCGGGAACGACAAACCCACGCTGGTCATCACCACGCAGGGTATTTGGGATGCCTATGAGGATGTACAGAAGGCTTCGAAGCGGTATGAAGGTGCTCAGATGGAAGTTGATGGTGGTTTTCTGGCCCTCAGTTTCCGAGGCATACCGATCGTGGTTGATGCCAATTGTCCCGGTGGTGCTTTGAATGCCACAGGAACCAATTCCGCAATGATCCTTGTGCTGAACGAGAATTACCTGGGTTACAAACATTCCCCGCGGATGAACTTCAAGTGGACGCCATGGCATGAGCTGGAAACCCAACCGGTTCTACTGAGCCTTTTGGATTGGGGTGGCACATTCGGGTGCAACCGTAGAGACCGCCAGGGTGCAGTCCTGGGTCTGCCGGACGACGCGACGATCATGGCATAAGATTCGTCAGATTCAAAGTCGTTATAAGATTAATTGAATATTATCATAAGGAGATATCAATATGTTAATTCATCAAAATGTGGCCGGAAAGGATAAATGCGGTCAGATTATCCAGTTGCCCGATAAAAATGGCGAAGCGGTTACTGCATACACGGCATCAGCTCTTACGAAAGGTACGCCCGTATTGCTTACCTATACTCAAACTGCTGGGCGAGAGGTAACTGCGGTGGCTCCCGCTACGATGGCATTTGTCGTGATGGTCGGTGTGGCCTACGAGGCTATTGGTGCAGGCAAAATCGGCCTTATTCAAATCAGTGGTCTTGCAGAATGCTATTGCGATGAAACCGGTTCGCTTTCAGCCGGTCGATGCATGAGAGCGATCAATGCGGGTACTTCTTTAGTTGATGATGGCGGGACATCTCGCTCAGCTTCCACTTGGGGTTTTCTTGTGGATGCCATCACGGCCGCCGAAGGGGGTGGGTCTGCTGTCCTCAAGACCGTCTTACTGCTCCCGGAACAGAAAATCATCGATGCCTCATAACCGTAGGGTGGGTGTGTTTTCATGCCCACCCGAAACAAAAGGAGTATTACCTATGAAACGACTATTCGTTTTATTGATCATCGTGTTGTTTGTTTTTTCTGCATTCGCTCAGAATCCGGTCACCTTGCGAACGATGGCTGGAGCGTGGGAAGCCGGTGGTCTGGAAGCGGCAGATTGGTATGGGATGAATTTGCCAAGGATCCCGGGTACTTGGTACTTTGTCGATCCTACCAGCGGGAATGCAGCCTGGGACGGACTAACAAAATCAACGGCGGTGGCCAGTATCGTAACAGCCTATGGTAAGTGTACCTCTGGTGCAGGCGATGGTATTGTAGTCATGTCCCGTGGGACTACTACGGCTGGAACTTCCAGTTATCTTTCCGCAACGATCACATGGTCCAAGCATGGCATTACCGTTGTCGGTTTGTGTGCGCCTACCTGGTATAATCAGAGGGCTCGAATAGCTTCTGCGTCTGGTGTAGCTACGCTCACGTCACTTATAACTGTGACAGGGAATAACAATGCGTTTATAAACTTATTGTTTTACAACGCACATGCCGGAAGCGCACAAAACTCAACCGTTAAGGTGACGGGCGTAAGGAATGCATTTATTAACTGTGATTTCAAGGGTACACCAGCAGCAGCAGACGCATATAAATGCGATCTATGGTTAAGTGGAGCCGACGAGACACTTTTTAAGCATTGTAATTTTGGGAATGCCAGTTACGATGCTGGAGATAACGCTGCGTGTCATGTTTATATCGATGGAACAACGGGCAATGGACAAAATTATTTTGAGAATTGTACGAGCGTAGCCCAAGTTTCAGCCGGTACTGCATTCGGTGTTTTAAAATCAGGTGCGGCCACAGCCCTGAACGGAATCATGATATTCAAGGATTGCATTTTTACTGCATGGAGAGCCAATACTGGAGATCCTGCGTTGGCTACATGGTTTATAGGCACCGCTCCCACTACTGGGACTATCTGTGTGCAAAATTCAGGCATTTTCGGTTATGATGAGTGGGATTCGGCGGCAGGCAATGACCGTGTTTATGTGGTCAATCCTACGTCGGCAGCGAATGCTGGTGGTGGAATCGCAACGGTGAAGTAACGGAACTGGCACTGAGGATAAAACCCCAGTGCCAGTTTTCAAAAGGTGAAATATGACTTTTGCGACATTAAAGAACTACGTGACGAGAATCACGGGTCCGCTTGCTTATGAATATGTTGCTCTTTTAAGGGAAGCGGAAAACGATTTTATCGAAAGAACATTCTGTATCTGGAAACATGATCTTGTAAATACATCATCTCTAAATGGTGGAACCCTTTCCGACACATACGCACTACCTACGGGCTTTGTTCAGTTCTTAAAGTTTGAATGGGAAGGAACGCCGATACCTCCGGCCAACATACTGCATAATGTCTGGATTTATAATTCAGATGGAAGTTTACGTACCGGAACCCCGGAAGCCTATCAGATCGAACCCGATAATTTCAGATTAATTCCAAAGCCCTCTTCCCATGGTTACATGGGACGATGGTATGTTTATTATCAAACCTCAACAGCAGACAGCCCGATCATCCCAA